GGATTGCTGGAAGACAGCTATTCAGAGTCCGGGACAATAAATGCCAATGACGAACAAGACGGACACCGAGACAGAGTCACCAAAACCCCCAATTCCGGCAGGGGTCGACCTTCATGATTTTTCATTTGTACCGGTTTTTCGCTCGCAGCTTTTTCGGTCCACATTCCATGCCAGAGCTTCCGACGCTGAATGGCGTGCTGGCTTCACGCTTTGGCTCAAGAGCTGGGATCAGATGCCGGCAGGCAGTCTTCCGGACGACGACATCGAATTATGCCGTCTCGCGGAATTTGGCCGCGATCAACGTGGCTGGAAAAAGGTGAAGCAAATGGCACTCCACGGCTGGTACAAGTGCGATGACGGGCGCCTTTATCACCGAGTGGTGGCTGAAGGCGTAATGGCGGCCTACATGCGAAGGAGGGCCGCTTCGGATAAAGGAAAGCTAGGCGCATCAAAGCGTTGGTCTGTTATTGAGGGTGGCTTAGGTAATAGCCCAACTAATGGCTCAGGCATACAACAGCCATTGCCTATCGATAGCAATAGACAGGGAGAGGGACAGGGAGATAGAGAAAATCCCACCCCAACCCCTCCCTTGGGAGGGGCTTTGCGCCAAAGGCGCTCACCCGACAGAGCCGAAGGGGATCGGGCACTCGCGGCCTGGAGTGAGGTAGTCACCGCGGACGGTGTAACCCAAGACCCGAAAGCTCAGCAAGCCATGCGCGCAATCGGTGGGTATTCACGGATCAGGTTGCGAACCACGCGTGAAGAACCTGATATTCGGCGCGAATTCATTAACGCCTACCGGAACGCGTCGCCATGACCCAGGCCACCCTCGACTTCCCCGTGACCACGCAAGCCGAAAGCTACATCGTGAAACGCCTGCGCGAGCACGGCGCGTTCATCTACCCGGTGAGCGATGCGTTTCCGCTCAAAGAACGGATCCGCCGCGCGATCCTCGATACCAAACTCGACGCGATCATCATCGGCAGAAATTCTGCGACGAAGAAATGCGAGAGCTATTCCGAATGCTTTGAACGGCTGTACGCCGAACCATTGGAACCAAAATCACACAAGGGGAAACGAACATGCTGACGTTGACGCAACGATTGGGAACACTGGATCCGAAGGCGAAGCTCGCCACGCGCACGGCAAAGGACGGCGAGGAATATAGCCAGCTCGTATTCGAGGTCACCGAGCTCGAGGTCGACGACACTGAGGTCAACGCGATATTCGCCAGCCCGAATGCGTATCGCGCCATCAAAGCGCTGCACGCCGCCGTGAAGGGCGTTAAGGCCATCGAACTCGACGAGAAGATCGAGGGCGCCACCGTCGTCGTGCGCCTGGCCGCGGTGAGCGCGCAAAACGGACCCGAGTTCACGTTCTCCGATTGCCGCATCGATAAGCTCAAGCTCGAACGGCTGGAGAGCGACGCCTTGCAATGCAGCTACAGGGTGACGGCGAAGCCCGCGCTCAACAGTCTCTTCGGCGAACTCGTGGCGCGCTTCGGCCACACCGCCATGGTCGAGCTCAGAGGTGAATCGCCGAACGCGCAAACCGATCTGCCGCTCAACACCGTCGGCAAGAACGAATCGGCGAGGCCGAGCATTGGCACACCCGAGCAGGAACGCGAACGCGCGCGCATCCGCGATCGCGAGATCGCCGCGCAGAACGATACCGTTCAACCCAGCGGCGGCGGCAAGAAGAAATCCAAGGGTAAGGATCCCGTGGTGAAGGCGGAGAAGGTCGACACCTCCAAGCGTCGCAAGCAGTCCGATGGTGGTGCCGCGCTGAACTGAAACAACCAGAGGAGTTAAGCCACGTGGACAATATCGAACAAGAAATTCAGGCAAAGGGATTGACGGCGCCGCGGGTCACACCGGTGCAGATCCATGAAACCATCAAAGGCGAATATTACTTCCTCGCCTCCGACGGCGTGGAGGCTGCGGACCGCGAGCAGTGCAACGATCTTATGCACTGGCAATCCATGCGCTTGATGACGTTCTGCGTGCTGGTGTTGGCGAACGGCTTCACCGTCACCGGCGAATCTGCATGCGCCTCACCAGATAACTTCGACGCCGATCTCGGCCGCAAGATCGCGCGAGCAAATGCGGTGAACAAGATCTGGCCTCTAGAAGGCTATCTTCTCAAACAACGATTGTCGGAAACGTCAGAGAGCTAAGCCGTGGAAGCCGTGTCAGCGCTCGACGATCTCGTCGACGATCTCGACGACGCCGAGGTCATCGACGGTCACGAACCCGTTGAGGTCGGCAAGCGGCGCAAGAAATCCAAGACGTCGCCGACTCAGCGAACGCTGAAGTACTTGCGCCGGCAGGGGTGCGAACTCGTCGCCGTCACCGAGAAATGGAATCCGTACATGAACGGCGGCCGCGGCGGCCGGCAGGACCTGTTCGGCATCATCGACGTGCTGGCGATCAAGGACGGCCAGGTCATCGCCGTCCAATGCTGTTCGACAGACGTTTCCGCGCACATCACAAAAATGGCGGACGCGGTGTTCAAGAATCCCGAAACGGAAACCGAATGCCTCGTGCTGCCGCCGCTGTTCAAGGCGAACATCAAGGTTTACGTGCACGGCTGGAGCCGAGACTCGAAAGGCAAATGGAAACTCAGGGAGGTGGAACTATCATGAAGCCTGAACCGTACCTGCGTATCCCGCCGCGAGCGCCGCGCCTGCCGCGCGATCACTTCGCGATGCGGCCGCAGCTATCCCGCGTACAACGTGTGATGCGCGCGATCACGGTGACCGCTGTGCTGCTGTACTGCATTTGGTGGCTGTGGGTTCGATAGGACGGGAACCCAGGATGGCAGGCAGAAAGCGTCGATTTGCTACTAAGCCGTGCGAAAATTGCGGTGCGACTATCGGTCCATATTCGCCAAGCAAGTTGGCGAATTATCGCTTTTGTGGGAAGGGCTGCCGAATGCGCGCCCTCGCGTCCAAGCCGAAAAGATGTGCGACAGAAACGAAGCCATGTGAATCCTGCGGCGAATCTATTAAACCGAAACGGCGCAGCGAAATGTCTAAGCGTCGCTTTTGTTCGATCGCATGCGTAGGGCGTGCGAACATGAGTCAGGAAAAGACATGCGTCGTATGCGGTAAATCGTATCGGCGTGGATGGTGTAAGACCATGAAATACCCATCAAAATACTGCTCTAAGAAATGCATGGGATCAGAGTATTCGTCTAGAAGCATTGAGAAATTCGCTGCCAGAGAGGCCGAACGAATCACCAAGCGAGTCGAGATCGCCAAGGCGAGAGCAGCAGCCTCATTGGTGAAGCGCGCGCTTGCCGAGGAAATAAAAAAGCTTCCGCGGGTGAAGTTCTGCAGAAACTGTGGTCATCCGATTATAGTTTCACGTGGAATCAGGCGCCGGACCTGCGTTCAATGCGTGGCATCTGCACGCCGCGCGAGCAAAAGGAGTGGAGAGAAGGTGCGGCGAATGCGACTGTCTCGCAGCCGCATGAAGATCGATCCGCTGTTGGTGTTCGCTAGAGATAAGTGGCGCTGTCATATATGCCGGTGCCGCACTCCGAAGCGATTACGTAACACCAATCATGATCGCGCCCCAGAACAAGATCATATCGTGACTGTTGCGTCCGATGGCTTGGATACGTGGGAGAACCTGCGATGTTGCTGCAGGAAATGCAACCTCGCTAAGAGCGACAAATCGTTCGGCCAATTTGATCTTGGATTCCCAGTCACAATGCGCGATGTTAGAGCCAGCAGCAACGCTCCGCTGGAGGCTCCATGAGCGCGCGTCGTCACAAGCGCGAGCTGACGGAGCGTAATCAACGGATGCTCATCATGCGCCATAACGGAATGACGTTGCGCGAGATCGGCGAAGTGTTCGGCGTCAGCGACGTCCGCGTGCTTGAGATCTGTCGCCGCGAAGAAGGTCGTGAACAAGTTGAATTGGCCCACAATTCCCGATCTAACCTATTGACGAAGATCACTTAATATCCGTATTGATTCGCGCACGCTAGAAGCGAGGCTCGAATCAAATGCAAGGTATACCGCAAAAAAAGGCAAAGCCGACGCGGTATAGCCATGTTCTGAGTTTGTCGCCACGACTGAGCACGCAACCGCCGCGGATGCCGACTTCGGCAGTTCCGGCCGAACGGATTAGAGGCCGCACGTTACAGGGAATTAGGCGCCGGCATCTTCAGCAGCAGCCTCTTTGCGTTCTCTGTAAAGATCGCGGACGCATTACAGCGGCTACGCAGATCGATCATGTCATACCACTATGGAATGGCGGCCGGGATGCGGAATGCAACCGCCAGGGTCTCTGCGACGATTGTCATAGAAGCAAGACCGCGTTAGAGGCCGCTGCCAGATTGACTCCCACGTGAATCTGACCGTTCGCCTATTCCATATGGATTGGCTAAGCGCCACGGGGGGGCTTGACTTAGATCCATATCGATTAGCCGTTAACACCTCCACTATTCGCGCTTCTTTTTTGCACAGCGATGAAGAGAGGGGCTCAACAAAAACAAGGACATAGCGGCGACGCGGCGCGAAAGCCGTCACGGCCGGTTGCCGACGCAGCTGGAAATTCGCCGGATGCCGAGGCGCGCAGACGGCTGAGTGACTACCTGTTGAGCGTCATGGAGGACACCAACGCCGATTCGAAACGCCGCGATGAGATGGCGGCCCATCTATCGAAGGTGCTGGCGTGTGCGCAGCCCCGCGCCGGCCGACCGCCGAAAGCGCCGAAGTCGCCGGCGCAACCTCGAGTGTCGATGTACGCCAGCAAGAAGCGCGAGGCAGAGTCCGCGTCGAGGACTGCGCAGAAAAACTCCCCATGGGATGGGCTCGTCAATGGCAGCGCGCACTCGCATGACGATGATGAAGCCGGGGTACTTCAGTGAGCAGAGCTTCGGCAACGGCGATGAAAGTCTCGACTGCGCGGCGACGTGCAAGGCGCACGGCGACGGTCGTGTGTCCACCGGCGGGTCCGACGGTCGACTTCTCGACGCTGTTGGACCTGTCGTGCCCGGACTGGGAGACGCGAATCCGTCATGGCGCGTCGCTGATGCCGCATGGACTGCGGCTCGACGCGGCGCGCTCTGAAAGGGCGCGTCGCATGTTCGACCTGTTGAGACTCCCTGATGTCGCCGGAACCCCAACGTTCGGCGAGGCTGGCGGCGAGTGGTTCAAGGAGATCGTCGGCGCCGTGTTCGGTACGTGGAACGGTCTGATGCGCGCCGTCAACGAGTTCTTCATCATGGTCCCAAAGAAGAACTCCAAAACGACCAACTCCGCTGGAATCATGGTCACGGCGATGCTGGCGAGCGAACGCCCGCGCGCGGAGTTTCTGCTCATCGCCCCGACGCAGCAGGTCGCCGAGCTCGCGTTCAGCCAGGCGCTAGGCATGATCGAGGCCGATCCTGTCCTGCGCAAGATGTGCCACATCAAGGACTATCAGAAGTTCATCCGCTTCCGTCCGACGGGTGCGTCCTTAAAGATCAAGAGCTTCGACCCGGCCGTGCTCACCGGCTCGAAGCCGGCCGGCATGCTGCTGGACGAGTTGCACGTGATCGCCGAGCACGCCAATGCCGACAGGGTACTCGGGCAGTTGCGCGGCGGCATGATCAGCAGCCCCGAGGCCTTCCTCATCACCATTACGACACAGTCGGAGCGCGTGCCCGTCGGGGTGTTTCGCACCGAGCTGCAGAAGGCGCGCAAGGTCCGTGACGGCGAAGTGAAGCTCAAGCTGCTGCCGATCCTGTATGAGTTCCCCGTCTCGATGGTCAAGGACGACTCGTGGCGCGATTCGAAGAACTGGGGAATGGTCACGCCGAACAAGGATCGCAGCGTGACGATCCCGCGCCTGGTCGAGGACTACGAGAACGCGCGCTCAACCGGCGAGGAGGAGTTGCGCCGCTGGGCGAGCCAGCATTTGAACGTCGAGATCGGCTTGGCGCTGCACACGGACCACTGGGTCGGCGCGCGCTTCTGGCAGAAAGGCGCGGTCGCCATGGACCTCGATACATTGCTGGCGCGTTCAGAGATAGTAACGCTGGGAATAGACGGCGGTGGGCTCGACGATATGCTGGCGTTGACGGTGTGTGGACGTGATAAAGACACACAGCGGTGGATAGCCTGGTCTCGCGCGTGGATCCACGAAATCGCGATGGAGCGCCGCAAGAAGGACGCGCAAGTTTATAAAGATTTCGCGCGCGACGGCGACCTCGTCATCGTCAAATCTATCGGCGACGACGTCACGGACTTAGGCGACGTCGTCGAGCAGATCGTCGACAGCGGCAAGCTCGCCAAGGTCGGCATCGACCAGTCGGGTATCGGCAGCATCATCGACGAGCTCGTCGCCCGCGGCGTGCGCGGACCCGACGACAAGGATTGCCAGATCGTCGGCATACCGCAGGGCTGGCGACTCACGGCGGCGATCAAGACCGTCGAGCGCAAGCTCGCCGAAGGCACGCTCACCCACGCGATGCAACCCTTAACGCGCTGGTGCGCGGAGAACGCGCGCGTCGAACCGCGCGGCAACGCCATCATCATCACCAAGCAGGCGTCGGGCTACGCGAAGATCGACCCGCTGATGTCGACGTTCAACGCCGTCGAACTGATGTCGCGCAACCCGGCGCCGCAGAAGAAGTACCAGATGCTTTTTGTGGGTGGCGAGTGATGCGATTCGGACGAAAAGAAGTTCTTACCGATTTGATCAGCTCACGCGGCTGGCGGATCGGCGCGGAACTTGGCGTGTGGCAGGGCGCGCTGTTCGGCTATCTGCTTAAAGCATTCCCGCAGTTGTATCTCTACGGTGTCGATCACTGGAAGGCTGAAGGACCTTACGCAAAAAAAGATATGGTCCATGCGGAGAGCCTTGTCAGGCATATCGCGGATACTTTCTCCAAGCGTTGCGAAATCCTGAAGGAATCTACGGTGGACGCCGCGAGCAAGATACCTGACGGTCATCTGGATTTCGTGTTTATCGATGCAAGTCACGACACGGATAGCGTGAGCGCAGATATTGACGCGTGGCGGTCGAAGGTGCGGCGAGGCGGATGGCTTACTGGACACGATGCGAATTGGCCGACAGTCGTTTCTTCTCTCGATCGATCTCTGCCGGGCTGGACGCTGATGGACGGGAACGTATGGACGTTCGAACCTTGATCCTCGCGGTGGCTATTGCCGGTTGTTGCCTGGCTGACGCCATGAACTTCGTCGTCGGGCAAAGAGACGTGCTGGCGGCGTGTACCTTCAATGAAGTCGTGGTGGAGCAAGTCGAATGATCGGCACACGGAGGGAAATGTAGATGACGAACGAAGAGCGAATCCCGGCCGACCAGTTCGAGAGAGTCGTCGAAGAGATGCGACGGTTCAACAACCAGATCGACGAGCAGGAGCGGCACATGACGACATCGCGTGGAATCAACGTCATCGAGGCGCGCCGCTGCTTCGCCAATTCGTCGCAGCGACTGCAGGAGGCCGGCTTCTGGTTTCAGCAGGCGCTCAAGCACGCGCACGTCGGCGAAGGCGAAGTGAAATCGCGTGACAAACCCAAGTAATTGAGGAGTGATCGGAATGCGTATTCTCAAGACCGCGTTGAGTTCCAAGGGTGAGGCCGCGGCGGTGGCGCGCATCGCCGCCGGCGACGTCGACAAGACGAGCGCTTGGACCGCAGGCCTAGCCACGGCGTCCGGCGACTGGTGTTTAGATACGGGTGGCAAGTATCCGTTCGGCAAGGACGGCAAGGTATTCCGCTCCTCGCTGATCGCCATTCGTTCTCGCGCCGCGCAGCAGAACGACAGCGCGATCTTCGACGCCGCGGGTCGGATGCTCGATGGGATCGACGGCAGCAAGAGCTACAGCGGGACGAAGGCTCTGCCGATGAAGCAGCAGGCCTGGGCGAAGTTCGACCTCAAGGCCATGACAGAGACGGACACGCACTACGAGATGTCCGGCGTCGCGACTACACCGACGCCAGATCGCATGGAAGATATCGTCGAGCCGATGGGCGGCGAGTACGAGTTGCCGATCCCGTTCCTATGGCAGCACGACTCGGACCAGCCCGTCGGCGAGGTGTACGACGCGAAACCCAGCGCGAAGGGCATTCCGGTGCAGTTCCGCATCCCGAAGTTCTCGATTCCGGGGCTGCTCAAAGACAGACTCGACCTGGCGATTCAGAGCATCACGCTCAAGCTGGTGCGCGGCCTGTCGATCGGCTTCGCACCCATCGAGTACTCGTACATGGAGGACACCGGCGGCTACCGCTTCATCAAGTGGCTGTGGCTCGAACTGTCCGCAGTGACGATCCCGGCGAACTCCGAGGCCTCGATCGCCGTGATCAAGAGCTTCGATCGTAAGGCGACGCCCGTCGTCCGATTGAGCGCCGAGTCGAGGGCAGTGACGACAAAAGGTGGCGAGCCGGCCCGACGCAAGATGCAGGATTGGTGCGACACGTCCTCAGAGTCGGTCGACGAGATCATCGCGGCCCGCGAGCTGATGCTCAAGTGACGGAGCGCTATCAAGTCACGGCGCAGAAGGTCTACCTCGAGTTCGACGATAAGGACCCCGAGGCCAAGTCCTACTACGAGGTCGATTTCGCCGCCGTGATTGACGCCGGCTTCGAACTGACGGGAACGCCGGTGGTTGAGATCGAGGCCGCCGGCAACGGTGAGAGTCCGCTCGAGCTGGAGTCGGTCGACCCGGCGGCCGTCGCGCCACCGGACTCGCGGGGCTCACCGCCGCTGGCGACGGCGGTGTCGTTCTGGCTCACCGGTGGCACGAGCGGTGTCAGGTACCGCGGCAAGATTAAGTGTGACACGACGGGAGCGGGTTCGCCGGCGCCGACAAAGACGCTGGTGAAACGGTTCTACGTCGTGGCGAGATTGACGTGATAGGACGGATGGCGAGTTGCCTCGTTGGGCACAAGGACTCGGATTACGTCGTGCATTTCCCAGTCGGGATCAATGTTCGATATCCCAACAGAGGCAGATATGAAACTTTCTGAACGAATCAAGCAATTTATCGCCGAGCGCGCGGCGAAGGTCGCGGCCCTCGAGGCGGTGCAAGAGAAGGCGCTCAAGGACGGTCGCAGCAAGGACAAGCAGGAGCAGGAGCAGTTCGACGAGCTGATGGGCGAGATCGAGGCGATCGACAAGGAGCTGTCGGACCTTCGCCGGATGGAGAAGCTGGCGGTCGCACAGGCGGTCACCGTGGGTCCCGGAGACGATGACGACGACGATGAAGGGATCGAGGCTGGCCAGTCACCGGCGCCGAAGATCAAGACGGTTGACGGTGGTGGCGCTGTCCAGGGAAAAGGTCCTATCAGTATTGCGGTGGGACGAAAGCTCGCGAAGGGCATTCTGTTCGCGCGCTACGTGAAGTGCCTTGGCGCAGCCCGCGGAGACTTGGCGAACGCGTACACCCTGGCAAAACTGCATTACAACGACACACCGCAGATCGCGCTGGTGCTCAAGGCCGGTCTATCAGGTGGTTTGATGGGTGACTTGATGCAGAAAGCCGCGGTTGGCGGCGGGACCACAACTGACGCGACGTGGGCGGGTCCGCTCGTCGCGTACAACCAGTTCGCGGGAGACTTCATCGAGTTCCTGCGCCCGAAGACGATCCTGGGCCAGTTCGGCGTCGGCAACATCCCGGGACTTCGCATGGTGCCGTTCAACATCCACATCCGCGGACAGACGAGTGGAGGCACGGGTTACTGGGTCGGCCAGGGTAAGGCGAAACCGTTGATGAAGGTTGATTTCAACGACACCTACCTCGGGTGGTCGAAGGCGGCGGCGATCGCGGTCCTGTCGGAAGACTTGTTGCGGTTCAGCAACCCGTCGGCAGAGCTGCTGGTTCGCGACGCATTGGGTGATGCGATCATCGCTCGGCTCGACACGGATTTCGTCGATCCGACGAAAGTTGTCGTGGCGAATGTGTCGCCGGCGTCTATCACCAACGGGTCAACGCTCCATCATTCGGCGGGTGCGACGGCGGCGGACTGCCGTGCCGACATTGCGACGCTGATGGGCGGGTTCATCGCGGCGAACATATCTCCGGATTCGGCTGTGTGGATCATGCAGTCGACGACTGCGCTGCAGCTGTCATTGCTGCGTAACGCCTTCGGGCAGAAGGAGTTCCCCGACATCACTCTCAAGGGCGGCATCTTGGAAGGCGTGCCGGTCATCACGTCGCAGTACGTCCCGAACGAGTCGGGCGGCGCCATGATGATCCTCGTCAACGCTTCGGACATCTGGCTTGCGGATGACGGAGCCGTGACGATCGACGCGAGCCGTGAGGCATCTCTCGAGATGAGCGATGCACCGGCGAACGACTCGGGTGCGCCGACGGCCGCGCAGATGGTGTCGATGTTCCAGACCAACTCGGTGGCGCTGCGTGCCGAGCGGTTCATCAACTGGCAGAAGCGCCGGGCTGCCGCGGTGCAGGTCATCGACGA